TTAAGACACCTCTTTGTGTGCGGTTTCGTTCGCTTTCTTGAACAACATGATGTCCGTGTAGCGGGAGGAGTAGTTTATGCGGGCGTTGAACTCGACTTTCTCACTGCCGGTAAACGGGTTGCCGATGGTGTTTTTGCCCATCCAGTTGCATAGTTCGATGATGGATGACTTGTTGGAGGTAAAGTAGATGTAGTTCGTGCCTACGAGTGTCTGTAATACGTCCAGGTAATCGGATAGTCCCCAGCTCATCGTATAGGTGCCGACCTCGGTGGATAGATACGGAGGGTCTATCAAGAACACAACATTGGGCGTATCCTTATATTTGTTGAACAGTTCCTTGTAATCGCATGAGATGATCTCCAATCCGTCCAGATAGTCGAGGGATGGGCTGTAATCACATTTACGCACGGTGTTGTAAAACGTTTCCTTTCGCAGTCCGGCCAAATCTGTGGCATACTTCATGGAAAAGAGTAAAGAGGTAGAGATAGTGATATAATCCACATATCCATATTCCTGTTCCTCTTGTTCAATCAGGCGTAGAATGGTTTCTTTAGCTTCTTTATGTAATGCCTTTTTTCGAGGTGTAGATGCAACCAGCAAGCGGATTTTAGCCAGCAAAACATTGGTACGTGGTATATTCTTCAATCTCCGACAATAGTTGTCGAAGTCATTATATACAACGGTGGCATCCGGTTTCTGACACTTTGTTATATGTGACAGTAACCCGGAACCACCGAACAGGTCTACAAATACGGTGTTGTCTGGATAACGCTCCAATGCTTTGATAAACTCTTTCGCAAACATTCGTTTTTGCCCTACGAACGGAAGCGGGGCAGATAAATACTGTTTCTTCATTTTCATTTTGTTTAAAAACGGGTTGCAAAAGTCTCTTTTTTCTTCCGAATGGCTATGAAAAAACAAAGCTCTGCACTGCGCAGGCTTTACAGCGGTTTCAGGCATTGAGTTCGAAACGTATCCCCTCTTCTCCGTCAAGCAGAGACCGGGTTTGCTCCAGGTTGTTCCTATAGATATGTACGTTCCCAAGATTAAGGGTGATAGATTTCAAGGGTAGATCGATTTGCCGGGTCATCAGATAGAGATGGTAGAGATCGGCGGGCAACCCTAAGTTGGCATCGCTGCTGCGCTGATAGGCAGACAGGACCAGCTCCCCGCCATCTATCTGGAACTGGACGAGGCTGAGACATGGGGCTTGGTTACTCTCGGCATCGGTGGAGCCGAGAAACAGGACGTAGTTCTTGCTGTTGCGTCTCTCCCGGTTGATCCGCTCGATCAAGGGAGGTAACTTTTCCAAATAGGTGGGATAACTGTTTACCAGCGTGGAACCGCAGTAATCCCACCAGGTGATCCCTTCGTTGCGGTACTTTTCCACGTCCCGTTCCCCACTCATAAACAGCCGGAGTTCCGTTCGTAGCTTCTTACGGGCGATCCCATGATCCTCGAAGATGTCCAGCAAATCGCCCGGCGTCAGCTCCAAACGTTCGTTCAACAGGTAGCGGATACTCCCTTTCTTGTTCTCTTGCTCGTTCCCTGACGTGATGATCCGGCCCAGTAGTTGATGGTATTTGTTCATGATGTCAATTTTTATTCGCCTAAAAGTAGCGTATGACACGAAACAGACATCCGGAAGTCTCGTTTTATCGCTGCAAACCATTTGCATAGGATCAATGCTCAAGCGGCTCGCAGCCATGCGACAGCCGCTTGAGCAAGGTGTACACCTTTCGCTCGCATATCCGATACTTGGCGGCCAGCACCGCTACGATGTAGGTCACCTTCTCTCCCTCGGCGATCATCCGTGAATAATCCTTGTACAGGTCGATATAATTCACGTCCTCTAAATGGATGCCTCTTTCCAGCATCCATTTGAACGGTGTTTGATACAGATTTAAAATGTCAAATACGGTCATATTGAAATATGTATTATATTTGTGACGCCAATCACATAAAAACAAAACGAGCTATCGCGGCTGAAGGCATATAGCCCCCGGTCGTGCGGTAGCTCGCATTTGTTTGTTAGTATGTGATTGGCGTCTTTACTAACAGCCGGGGGCTTTTCTTTTTGCCTGTCCCCGATAAGGCGTTAAGTTTGCTAGTGATAAGGTCTGCAGATAATCATTACGTTTTTATCGCTAGAACAACAGGATTCAATAAATCCTTCCTCCAAAATCTCATTCGATATATCTTTTTGAGGCCTAACCTTCAATTGCAAGAGGAACCACTATTATAGAGAATGAATCACTGGTTGCATTATAATCTATAGTCACGAACTGCATCCCTATAAAGCTGTTTATTCCGAGCCCAGCTATGACATAGCCCAACCTAGCATCACCATTATTCTCAATATAGGCGGCAAACGTATTGAGATAAATAGGATTTGTACAGCTCTCAATCAAGGATTCCGGAATGCTTGTCCTTAATATGGCTCCGTTTTGAACGGCCTCTATAACTTTTTTAAACGAAGTCACGCTAGAGAACGCGGACCTTATCTCTTCAGATGTCGATTCGGATGTCAAGACATAAACCTCAGGTCTAACCGTTTCATAGTTTATGGCAGATTTAAGATTTACATCTTTTTTATCGCCTATTGAATAATTAGCTGAAGTCCCGATGATTTGAATGTAATGTGAGACAAGAAACTTATCAACATAAGATATGTCTATATAGCGAAGTATATTAGCAACTATATGCCCTCCCAAATTAACACAAGAGTGCTTGTTTTTTGCCCCAGCAGAAGTATCAACAACATAGAATTTTGTTGTCGTTTTTTTCGCCAATTCTATTACATGATCCATTCCTCCTAAATGATTCAATACGGCCGCTATCTCCTCTTTTGTAGATGTTTTTGTCAAATCAAAAATTGAGGAAGGTAAATAAACTTCTTCACCTCCGCTTTCGTAGAAACACACAGAATAGGTAAACTTATCATCCGCCTCTTCTTTGCACGTTACTTTGACAGTCTTGAGCACTCCTCCTTGTCCTATATATGACAATTCCATCTCTCTCGTGCCTGAATCCATGAAAACGTACACATTACAAGCGTAGTTACCGATGAAGATAGATGGAAGATCATATTTGTATTCTCCTGATTGTCCTAATGATAATAATTGGATAAAATACGCAAGAGCTATGTTATCTTGGATTGGATCAAGCCCGAATGCCGCCAAGATCTCATCGCTGGTGGATGCTGAGGTCAAGCCCAATACAGCTGCCGGGAATTTGTAAACATCCTTGATATTATACAATTTTTCGACTTGTTGAGTGCTCATCAATCCAGATTCATTTAGGGTAGCGATATTGAGGGCAGAAAACGTTCCTTCCGCTGATCCATCGGCGGAGGGTTTGAACACATAATTCCTAAAGGTTTTTAGCTCTGCGGCGTTCGTTACGTTCACATTGCCCCCGCCGCCTTCTCCGGATCCACCGGATATGGATATGTTGCCACTACCAAATATCGACTGCCCGTTGATTGTCTTCAGGCTGGTCTCCTTGACAAACTTGCTGTCGTTCTCCAACTCGCTTGTCTTGGAGGGGATGGCGGTGTCGGAAGGTAACGCACCTACCTCGCTGGCCGTGTAGGAGGGCTTGTCCGGGGAGTTTACCCAGCCCGGCTTGTTATTGACATTGGCCCATTCCACGGAATCCGCTGTTCCGCCACCGGAACCGCCTTCTATGGTTATATTTCCGGTTCCCAGTAGGGAATGCCCGTTCACGGTCTTCAGGCCGGTCTCCTTGACAAACTTGCTGTCGTTCTCCAGCTCACTTGTCTTGGACGGTATCTTGGTGTCGCCGTCCATCACCTTGGCGGGTAAGGCCGCCACCTTCGTCAAAAGCTCGTTGATCTTGGCTGTCGTGTAATTCAATAGTCCCATCTTATTTCAATGCTTTAA